ACTAATTGCAGATGAAGCTGCTTTCATACCAGAGGACGTATGGACAGCCGTCACGCCTATGCTAGCCGTCACAAAAGGCATTCTCTGGCTATTATCTACCCCATTTGGAAAAGGGGGTTATTTTTACAGGTGCTTTCAAGATAAAACATTCACAACATTTCATGTAAGTTCGGAAGAATGCCCAAGAAGAAGTGATGAATTTTTGGCGCAGGAACGCGGAAGAATGACAAAAGTCCAATATGCACAAGAATATTTAGGTGAGTTTATCGACGAGTTAAGCCAATTTTTTAACACGGATTTAATCAAGCGCTGTATGACATTAGATGAAAAAAGAGCGAAAGTGAGTGTTAAGAAAGATAAATTTCTTGGAGTTGATGTTGCAAGGCTCGGAAGTGATGAAAGTGTGTGTTTATCGGTACACCGAATAAATAATGACAAGGTTGAAATGTTTGATATGGATATTGGAGTTAAACAAAGAGTTACGGAAACGGCAAGACTAATATTAAGTAAAGACTATGCAATGGATTATAAGAAAATCTATGTTGATGATGGCGGAGTTGGAGGAGGAGTGTTTGATATTCTCCTAGAAAACGACCAGACTAAAAGAAAAGTCGTTGCAATAAATAACGCTGCCAGAAGTATAGATAATAATGGGCGGAAAAAGAAGATATTAAAAGAGGATTTATATAATAATTTACTGACATTAATGGAGCATGGGAAGATAGATTTAATTGAAAGCCCAGAGTTATTTCAAAGCTTAAAATCAATTCAATATGAATATAAAGACGGAGGAAAAATTGAAATATTTGGAAATTACTCACATATTGCCGAAGCATTGATTAGAGCGGCATGGTGCATGAAAGACAAAAGTTTAAATATTTACATTTACTAAAAAACACATGGCAGATACAGGAATTTTCGCAAGTACAGCACAAGTTCAAGCAAAAGCAGGAGCAAACGCAAGTACAACCTCAAACGTAGAAGGATATATTAATGATTTTATAGGACAAGCAGAAAGCATAATAAATGCAAGATGCAGATTTAATTGGAGTGATGTTTATACAACATTAAATCAAGATGTTAGAAAATTACTAACAGCAACAGCTTCGGCATGGGCAGCTATTAAAGTTATCACCTATGATATGAGCGGATTTACAACAAGAGGAGAAGCCGAAGATATGATTAATATGTTAGATGCAGATTATAAACTCGGGCTACAATTATTAAAAGAAAGAGCCCAACAGGACTTTATCAATGGTGCGTAAATGCCACACGACTTTGAAGCGTTCCCAGAACTCACGAACAACCAAATGTCGTTCTACTACTTTGATAGTCCACATAGGCAGATTACCGAAAGCTTCATGGCTAAAGTTGAAGAAGTTACTGATGGCGATACGATACGTGTTAGTTGGAGTGAAAGGGATTTTACTTTTCCTGTCAGATTTGCGAATATCAACGCACCAGAACTCAACAACGGCGGGGAAGAAAGTAAAGCGTGGCTCAAAGGTGAAATCGAGGGGGAGGAGGTCGAAGTGTTAGTTGACAATAATAATAGAGTTGGGAAGTATGGCAGACTTCTAGGAACAATAATGTATGCAGGTTTAGATATGAATCAGATGTCAGAAGTTTTAGGATATTCAAAACAATTCGGAGAGCCAAGTGTTTTCGGGGAGATTAAATTATAATGGTAGGAAGCAATTTATTAAAACCAAAAAATGAATTTTTGGCAAACTATGACTTTAACGACATAGCAAACGGAACAGGATATGAAATATATTATGGAATAAGAAATGCAGCAGGAGAATATATTTTAATTCCAACAATTGTTGCATCAGAGGACATAAGAAGTTATACAAATATTTCAGTAGATACAACGTTTGAGAAAGCACATGAAGCACAATTTGATTTATCTTTTAATACGCCGAGAAGAATAAAAGGAAAATTATTTATATCACAACCAATAGGAATGATGGTAAGAGAATTAGGAGATAGGGACATTGAAATGTATGCAACAGCCGAAGCTTTTCATTATGACGGAACAACGTTTACACAAATAGGAAGCACTCAAACCTCAAAAACATGGTACGAATACCACGTTCCGCAATATTCAAAAGGGCTTTATGAAAAAATATGTAGTTTTATTATAGACGGACTAGATAAAAATTTTAAAATAGGAGAAACGATAAGGTTAAGAATAAGGGTTTATATTAAATCAAATGCAACATCAGTAGATGTTAAAGTTGGAGTGGCTCATGACCCAATTTCGAGAACAGATACAACTCAAAGAAGCTCAAATGGTTCAGCAACACCAAACGACTATCCAATAATAGTAGGAGAAACAAAAATGGAAGTACAAATTCCATTTAAAATAGAAACATAAAAATGACAGAACAAAATTTAAACTCGGCAAGTGCAAGCGACTTAACAAACGCAATAACAGATTATAGTGTAAATACTCAAAGTACAGATGCGGCATCAGAGCAAAAAGAAACAAAATGGGATAATAAAAAGTTTTCTCAATATCTGGGTTACTATAAATCTATACCAGAATTGAGGAGTGTTATAGACGCTAAAGCTACATGGACTATTGGAAAAGGATTAAAGGCAGACCCCGAAATTACTTTTATATTAGATTCAATTAAAGGATTTGGAAAAGATAGTTTTAACACAATATTGGAAAACTTATCAAGAACAATGCAAATAGGAGGAGATGCTTTTGCAGAAATAATTAGAGACAATGACGGAAATTTGATTAACTTAAAGCCAATAGACCCGTCCACAATATCAATAATAGTGGATAGTAGAGGAATAATTTTAAGATATGAGCAAAACTCAAAAGTTAGCGGAAAGACACCAAGAAAGTTTGAGCCAGAGAAAATATTACATTTACCAAGAAATAGGACAGCAGACGAAATACATGGAGTGAGTTTAATAGAAACTTTGGAATGGATTATTTTAGCAAAGAATGAAGTACAAGGAATATTCAAAACAATAATGCAACGTCACATTAAGCCCGTAATGATATTTCATTTAGATACTGATGACGTAACAAAGATAGCAACCTTTAAAGCAAAAATGGACAAGGCTTATGCAGATGGGGAAAATATGTATATTCCTAAGGACGTTGTAGTCCCAGAAGTTTTGGCGGTAAGTCCAAACGCAACTCTAAACCCTATGGCATGGTTGGAATACTTAAACAATCAATTCTACCAATCGGCAGGTGTACCTCAAATTATATTAGGCGGCTCTGGTGAATTTACAGAAGCAAGTGCAAAGATAGCATATCTTGCTTTCCAACAATGTGTAGAAGAAGACCAATTATATATGGAAGAACAAATTGGAAATCAGTTAGGAATGGAAATAAATTTAGAGTTCCCCGCAAGTTTAGAGAATGAATTATTATCTGACAATAAAAAAGACGGACCTCAAAATATAGATGCGAGCGAAACAACCGCAGGGGCAGGCCAATGATGGAAGAATATTTAATTAACTATGGAGTATTAGGAGTATGGACAGCAACTCTATTAGGGGAGCGATATGTATTTCAAAAAGGATTAAAAGAAGCCTTATGCGAACTGACGGAGGTAATTAAAAAACTATAATGGTATTTATAAGTAGGGGCTACAAATCAAAATCAAGGAGTTCGGGGGCTAAAGCAGCAAGTTCAAACGGGGGCTCAAGTAATTCAAGGAGTTCAAGGAGACAAAGAGAACTAGCAGGACAGACAACAAAAATTTATAGTGGAGGAAAATTAGTAAGTTCATTTACAGGCTCACGTTCACCAGAAACATTCAAAGGGCAAATATATTCGGGGGACACAAGTAGAGAATCAATAAGAGCAGGAAATAGAGAATCAATTAAGGCAAATACAGAAGTCCCACAAATTGCAGGAGAGCAGGCAAGGACGTTTGGGGGAGGAATACAGAAAAGAACAGAGAGAATCCAAACCGAAAGAACATACAGAGCAGGAAATCCTAACGCATTAACTGAACAATCACAATATAAAACAAGGTTTATAGACAAGGGAACAGGACAGACTTTTAATAAAGACAATGTTCCAACCCAACCAACATTTATCCCAATAGATGAAGTAACTGATGATATGTTAAGGGATATAGGATTAAGTGACTTTGAAATAAATGAAGTAAGAAGTGGAAATAATCCAGAATTGGAGGAAGCGGTTGAATTAGAAATAAGCAAAGCAAATTCAAAAGAACAACAAAATGAAGAAAGGGGAATAACTTCTGAATCTGGGCCAATAGATAG